AAAGAATACGGCGCGCATTACTTTGTCTGCGATGTGGACAATTTCCTGCTACCTGGCACACTGCGAGCATTGGTCGAAGCTAATCGCCCCGTCATTGCCCCGCTATTGCGCTATGCAGTGGCAGAAGGCGAGGAGAACCGCGCTGGGTACAGCAACTATCACCATCCGGTCACCAAGACTGGCTACTACCAAGATAGCGATGAGTACTTTGCCCTGCTCAATGGCATTAAACGCGGGATAAATGAGGTTGATCTGGTGCATTGCACCTATCTCATCCACCCAAACGCCCTAGCAAACACCAACTACTTCGATAATACGCAGGACTATGAGTATGTCCGCGTAGCTCGAAACTGGCGGGCAAGTCAAACCCCGCAATACCTTGATAACCGGCAGATTTACGGCTATCTTACTCTTACCGAAAATGTCGGTGCATGCAAATACTGGATGGGAAAACTAATCAAATGACACACGATATTGAAGCTGATGAATGGTATGGCACCTGTGGTGCTTGCAAGGTAGAACTATTTGCCCCGACTAAGACCATGTACGCCTTGCAATACCGCCGTCATACCAAGTCTAAGAACTGCTTAGGTGGCTACTGATGAAAGCCAAGCCAAGTGAAATTAAAAAGATGGCCGCCCTGCTTGAAGAGGATGCAGAGTCAAGCGAGGATATGGCTAAGCGCGTCTGGGAACTTGTCGAGGAACTGACTGCCCAACGCGAGCAATGGATGGCTGTAGCGATCTATCCAAGTCTTAAAACAGCTATCGCAGTCGGTCCATATAATACTGTCAATAACTTGCGCAAGGATTACGGCAAGCATGTTTTGTCAGTTGACGATAGTTATGGCATAATAGCCAAGGTACGCGACCCGTCATCGCCTACTGTATAACAGATAAGCCCCGCGTCATTCCTGTCCGCGGGGTTTATTTATGCCCGTGGGTTGGCGTTATCAGTAGAGTAAAAACCAGAGCCGTTAAACTTTACCGGTGTGCTAGAGTAAGTACGGCGCATAGCAATGCCGCAACACTGCGGGTCAATAGCTTCTTCAAACATTGAACGCTCAACATCTAGCTCGATATTGCATACACTGCAACGATATTCATATGTAGCCATTACTCTTTGCTCCTTGCCCACGGGTCCTGCCCGCCTAGTTCCTTTACCAATCGGCGCAACGCGCCTTTGATCTTACGCTCAGCAGACGAGCGTGATACTTCTAGCGTTTCAGCGACCTTCTCATAGGTCATCTGCTCAACATACTTCATGTGCAAAATCAGCTGATCGTCCGGTTCTAAGCGCTTTACACCCTTGCGCACATCAATGACCGAGATGATGTAGTTACCGCCCTCAGAAGGCGCTCCACCCCCGCTAACGCGCTCTCCAGCAGGGTTGCTGGTAGGAATGACAGACTGCCAGACAAATGGCAGGATAGTTTCAAGCATCTCTGGTGAGTAGTACGCCTCATCCCGAGTTTCGTAACCTACCGCTTGCGCTTTAGCCCTGCGACAATACTTGTCAGCATGGCGTTGCAGAGTTTTGGCAAGCAGGTTAACACCAGACTTGTAATCTTCAGTACCTGGCTCATGGTCAAGCCACTCTTTACATTTACCTTCACGCCGTAAGACCCAGACGATAAGTTCTTGTTTAACATCCGCAATGTCAAAATACGTGTGGTAACGCTTGTGGACTTGGCGGGCGACTGTGCCGGCAATCTCTTGCGCATCTTCAAGCCAACTCAATTCAAGTCTCCTGGATCATGCAGTGCGCTTTGCGGTACTGCGTAGCAAGGCACAGGCATTTTCTCGTCCCAGAAATGATCCTGCTTACCTTCCCAACCCCATAGCCAACCCACGATGGTTGCTTCATAATGACCATCAATTGTTACAAAAAAATACTTGCGATCTTCTGGATCTTTTTTCTGGAAAAGCAGCTTGCCGTATGAGTAGGCAGTTGATCGAACTTCATGTCCGCCAACATCGCCTTCTTTGCGATCAGCAAAGAGTGTGAATGGGTAGCGATCCATCCAACGAGCTACTGCAATCTCAGCCAGTACGCCGTTAATCTCACGGGCGATAGCCTCTGGCCATGACTTGCTAATGTTTGACCAAGAACTGCCGTTGTCGCGGTTAAAGTTGTAACGCTCAACTGCTTCAATGGTTGAGTAGGTTACATCGCCAATGCTTAGGGGAACGATAATGCTCATTTTTGCCTCATTAAGTATGCGATCAAGCGCATGATGATATGTTTGCTCTCGAAGTAGCCCAGTTTGGTATTACAGTTATTGCATAGCAACCCACGCACATGACCGGTGACATGGTTATGATCGACCGATAGCGGGTGGATCTTGCCGTTACGCCCATGGCTTTCGGGTTGCTCGCAGATGGCGCATAGGCCATTCTGTTGCTCAAAGATTGCTTCATACTCTTCAATGGTAATTCCATAGCGATGCATGAAATTATGTTTGCGCTTTAACTCATACGATGCGGTCACGATGCGCTCTTATCTTTATCAAGTATGCGAATTGCCCAGTCAAGTCCGTGATTAAAGCCATCCATCCATTCGTAATCTTTGTGATCCAATGGAACTGATGTTTTAGCATCTTCAATCTTCTGCCTTGCCTTGGCAATATCCTGGCTCATTTCGGCCAAAGCCCGCGTTCTACCATCAGGGCGATGATGGCATAGTTAGCCATGTCCTTGAACGAGTCTTCAATCGATTCATGGTTTGGCTCAATGCCATTGCCATAAAGGTGCTTGAGTCGCTCGAACTTATCCCCAATGCGCACAAGTAGACCATTGATGGGTCCGCCGTAGGCGTTGTTGACATTACCTGGGCCGTAGTCCTCTTGCTTGCTAATGAGCAGGTTGCCAAGATCGTCCATAATTGCCCAAACATCTGCGGCAAAATCACGTTCTTTAGTCATTGTGCTCCTTTGCTGGGTTTACGTAATGGTAATTTTTGTCCGATTCGTCCAATTGGTATAAGAATAACATATTGTTTCCCTCTGCGTCGTGCATCACATATTGCACTTCATCTAAGATCCAGTACGCCATAGATACACGCCCGCCATCTAGCGGTCCGCCTATGAAATGCGGATCATAATACTCGGTCATGGCTCCTGGCTAAAGACGATGGCTGGCTCGGCTGTGTTAACATCATATGAAGCTGAGATTTTGATTGCCTGCTTGATGATGCTAGTTGCATCACTTGCAGACTTAGGGAAATTGTAAGCACTGAGTGCGCCGTAGGCATAAGCCTGTCCTGAACCAGCTGCATAAATGCCTCGTCTATCTCTTGCCCAAGTCCAGTCCTGATCCAAGGCGTAGATAATTCCTGAGATTGCAATGAGAACCTCGCTTCCCAAATCGTTATCAACTGTGTAGTTCATTTCTTTGTAATGCTCTTGGAGCAGCGGGATAAACTCAGCAGTCATCCAACGATCCATGCCTTCTTGGTTTACATTGTCTGGCGGCTTGGGATAGTCAAAGGCGTGTTGCAGGATTTGGCCCACGCGAAAGTCACCGGCAATGGCGACGATGTATTCATTTTTTCTAAAAATTTTTCCAGCATTTTTGGGCAAGTCGGTTATTTTTCCGCCGTCCACAACACGACTGTCACCACCGATGACAGCCCATGTTGGTCCCTGTATGCCCGCAATGGTTGTCACAGTCGAGCGCCAATCCATTCAATGACATTGACAGTAACTGCGTTACCCATTTGCTTATACCGATGGCTATCAGCTTGCCCATCTGTCCAGTTGTCTGGAAAGCCTTGCAAGCGTTCAGTCTCTACTGGAGTAAGTCGGCGCACTACCGATAACACATTATTAACTGCTTCAACTTGTGCAGTTACTTCTGTTGATTGTGGCGATCGAGAAGGATTATTTGCTGCTGTTAATGTTGGCATTACTGCTGGCACGTTGCCACCACCTGTTCCCCATCTGGATATAACTGTCTGAATAATAGGATCATCATACACTCGTACATCGTTCACGCGGGTGCCGTCTATGATGAGAATAGTCGTGCGAACATCGCCGTTATCAAATGCGTTCAATGTAGGCATTACCCCCCCCGCTATCCATGTTTCATAATCGTCAACGCTTTGCGCTCTGCGACCTTTAGTGAACCACAACATTGTCTTCTGGTCGCTTGTAGGATGTAGCTGTAAGAGTGGTTACGCCATTGGAATAGCCAGCAAAACTTGTCTGACCAAATGCCATCATGTCTCTAGTGCGCATAGCGCTTAGAGTCGGTGCAACATCCTCAGCGGGAAAGTCATACAGTTCAAAGTTGCCTACGCTTGGGCTACCTTTTCTAGCGCTTTTTGTAGCGCTTCTGGCAGAGTCTTGCCCCGCTTGTTGGCTCTGCGCAGTATCCCCTCGGCTGCTTTTGCGCTCAATGAATATCGGGTTGGCGCTTCGGTCTGTAACACTTCCGACAATGAAGACTCGACGACGGCGTTGGGGTACTCCAAAGTATTGGCTGTCCAAAATTCTCCACTCGATGTGGCTATACCCTGCGTCGGCCAATGTAGTGAGGACTGTTCCAAAATCGCGTCCTTGGTTGCTTGATAAAAGTCCCGGGACATTTTCCAAGAGGATTGTTTTTGCTTTAACTTCTTGCGCAAATCGTATAGCGTCCCAGAATAATCCACTTCGTGTCCCAGTTCCTGCTCCAGCACGTTTGCCAGCAACGGATACGTCTTGGCAGGGAAAACCCCCGCAAACAATGTCAACTTTTCCAATTAAATTAATCTCCTTTGCCCATTCAACTGCGGTGGTTACGTCATCATGCAATGGCACATTAGGCCATTTTTTT